CATCTGAGGCGCTGCCGCTCGTATGAGTAGGAGGAGTAGCTCCACTAATGCCGCCTGCTGTGGTTGTATAGTAATTGCCGTTATAAAAAGTGTATGCAGCTGCGGCGTATGACGTTGCAGTTACCCACGTTGCAGGACGAACTCCACGGTCGGCAATGTATTCAAAAATAATTATCTGCCCATTATTAGCTGCTGAAGGCGTTGGGCTAATAAGCAATTCACTATTGGTAACGCCCCTGATTTGAAACCGCTGATAAACTGTAGTGTTTAACCCGTAGCCACGAATTTCAGCGTATTCCTGTTCGCTCATTGGACCAAGAACGCGCCAGCGGGTTGAGCTATTCCAAAACGTTTCGTAATGGTAATAGCTAAACGCCGCTGGCAACTGATAGGTAGCTTGTCCCGCAACAAGTGTGAATGATCCGCTGGCATACAACTTGGGCCAAGGATACATATCCATCAACTCATTGTTTATCCGTTGTGCAATTGTGCGTAACTGCTTCGTGGTAGTTTCGGTTGAAGTCATTATGGTTGACTCAACCGAATACCCGGCTTCATTAGCGACATTTGTTACAACGGTTGAAAGCGTCATACTTTTCTAGGGCGTCCTCGTCGCTTGGGGGCTTCAGCTAGTTCATTGTCTAGTGATTCCTCACCTTTGTCAGCCTCAAATTCTACAGGCTCAAAATGGCGCACTGGCGCTCTCTGAGGTCGCAAATCCGTTCCTTCCAATCCTTCAATGCGCTGCAGCATAAGCTCCAATTGGTGCTCCAATCGTGCTGTGCGAGTTTGCTCACGATCTAACAACTGCTTTAGTTTAGTCACCTCAAACTGAGACGAATTGGCAGCAGCTAGCCAGTCATGCGCCATTTTTACAAACTTGGACAAAGGCCCTAGCTTACGCTTTACCTCATCGGATGCCTCTCCTAACTGCTCAACAGTGCGAAAGCCGATATGCTGCAGCTCGCGCATAGCCGAACCATTCATGAGCGGCCATTCAGATAGAGGAGTCCCGCTTTCAACAGGAGTATTCCCTGCCTGAAAACCCGCATAAAGCTCTGGATATTCTGCAATGTCCTGCGGTTCAATGCGCCGGACAGTCTCATCACCCCCCGGCCACTGAATAGAAATGCTTGGAATTTCATCAAAAATAGGACGGCCAGCTTGTGCGCTTTTTTCCCTATTTTCGTTATAAGCATTAAAGAATTTTACATTTGCACCTGAGTAACGCTTTTTAGGAGCGCCTACACCCATAATGCTGTTCCAATCAATCGTAGCCATTTGTTTCCCTCATAAATGTCCCACCTCAAGATTGGTGTCGGCATAATGCCAACTAACTGCCATGAGGGGGACCGTTTGCTAAATCATCACACCGACACCAAATTTAAGGCGTTGCCCATTTTGCTTTGAGATAATCCTCAACTTTAGAAATATTTCCAGCAGATAACACGCTATTGTACATCAACAATTCAGCGATACCACCAACCCAAAAATCTGTAGCATAAAGGGCATCAAATGTACCAATTGCAAATACTGCACTTGCAGATGTCCCTGCAAAATTGTTGGTAAAACGCGCAACAGATGAACTGTTACGTCTTAAAAAAGAACTTGTTCCTACGCCTGCAGAAACTAATTGATAACTGCCATTGGTTGGATTGCTATGCGGTCCAGCAATAAGAGGCTTTTGTCCCGCTATATATCCGTTGCCAACAGCAATGAATTCGCTTGCTTGCCAATCAAAATTAGCAGAAGCGGAAGTAAAAAAACCACGGCCAGCATTTGATACAAAGCCATGTCGCCATAACCCACTGTAAGTTGCGGTTTGCCAATTTTTAGAAACAACAGCAAACATAGACCATTCTCCAAACGTCATCGATCCGGAAATCATATGATCGTTTGTGCCATCAAATACGATAGCAGGCTTATTATTTTGAGCATTGGCAGTTAAAGTTGGTTTAGCAGTGCTTGTAGATTGCGCAAAATTATTTCCGCTACCACTTTGATCCGCCCATGCACTGACAGCATTGCTACCATCTGCTGTTACACCTGCATCAGCTTTTAACCATATGAACAAACCGCTTATGCTTTTGGGATCAAAAGCCGCAGCTACGCCACCGGGTTTTGTTATTGCAGTTCCGCCAATGCCAATAAGCATTTGTAGAAACCTTTTAATATAGTGCAACAAGGCTAGTAGCTGTAGTGGCTGCCATAACACGAGCAACAAACACTGGAATCAAAACACCAGCAGGAACTACCAAAGTTACAGCAGATGAATCGTCAACACCTTTAAGTACCAAATTGCCAGCAGCACCAACCCAGATAGCCCGCGCTCCTGTAAGGTCTGTGGAATCGCTTGGCGTAACTGCAGCAAGTCGCCTAGCACTGAACAAAGCACCTGGGTTGGAAGGAGTAAAATCTGGCATAGCATCCTCAAAAAGTCGGGGGGATTGCTCCCCCCATTGTTACGCGCCTTTAGTCATCTTAAGAGCATAGTAGCTAGTACCGTTGCTCATACAGATGAAAAAGTTTGTATCGGCATTGTTGTCTTTAATGACACCAAGAAAGCCCGATCCCGTTGTTGCAGCAGCTCCAAATGCAGTAACCATCTCTGCCTGGGTAGGCAGTGCATCAGTTACGTTATCAACAGCCTGCTTGGTACGAATACCTGCAGCAGTCGCTACAACCTGTCCGGTTGGAGTTACAGTGCCAGTAAACACGCCATCTGCAACAGCAGATGCTTGCTCGGCTGGCATTCCAAGACCCATCAAAGTAATTGTACTGGCCATTTTGTTCCTTACTAAGTAGGGGCTGCTATACCAGCCAGCCCCTTATCAATTACAGATTGGAATAAATTGCACCAAATGCCTGTACTTCGACATTTGATCCAGATCCCGAATCTGTGGTTAGACCAACAACTCCGCTGATTACGCCAGCAGTAACGCCATCATCCAACACGCCAGCAACAGTTGTCGTATAAAGTTTAGTACCAGCTGCATACGAAGCTGCTACCTTCACCTTTACTCCCGAACCAGTTCCACCGCCTTCGCCAATGAAAACCCACAGATATTCATTAGTTGCTGCAGCGCACTGTGCGATGCCAAGACCCTTGGGAGGAGTAGAAGCATTAGCAGTAGTAACAGCAGTAAACCCGCCATCCTTATCAACAATGCCAGCCTGATACTGCGTAATAGTGCCTGCTGCCTTAACAAACATCCACTTACCGCGCTTATCAGATCCAATATCCAATACCTTTGCAGGTAGCGGAATCGTTGTACCATCCCAACTGCGAGTCGAATTTACACCTTGCGATCCATTCAATGACATAATTCAATCCTCCAACAATTAAGCGTAAATAACAGCCTGCAGTGCCGGAGCTGAACAACACAGATTGCCCTCTACGAGAATGACCGTAAAGAATGCATCCTGGTCAACTGGACGAGTCATCTCTGGCGCGAGTGGCTTAAAGTCAGCCCCACGAACCATATCAAACGTCCAATACTTGGTGTTAAGCAAACGGCATGAATTCGTCTCAAGCACTGTTGAACCAAATCCACCGTCAAACACAAAGTCACAACCGTCATACGACAAAGAACGGAAACCAGCGACAGCCTTCTTTGCAGGAAGCTGAATGCGCTGAATTGCCGTAAGGGAGCTGTGCAAGTACTTCCAAGCAGTACGATCCATAAGGCCAAGGTCCGGCATCTCATCGCCACGGGTAACCTGTGACAGAGTATCGGTGATGGTCTCCTGAACGTTTGAAGCCGAAAGGGTAACGTTTACAGCAAGATTGCGTGCCCAAGTATTAGTAAGGCGATCAATCTGTCCATACGTGCCCGATGTTGGCGAAGTAGAAACAGCCTTCTTGATACCATCAAACTCAAGTCCACCGCTGCCAGTTCCATCGCCACGAAGCGAGGTAGAAACGGTATTCTTAAGCCTGCTGATTGCTGCCTTCATCTTCATTTCTGCAAGATCAAGCAACTGTGCCTGGTCGCGGTTTGCACGGCGATCACGCCCTGCAATTGCCACTGGCTCATAGCACTGCTTGATTGCAAAACGAAATGCGGTAGCATCATCAATTGCATCAAGGTTAAATGACGAGAATCCTGAGTAGAAACCGCCTACAGCTGCATCATTGTACATGATCGGCTTGCGAAGCTCATATCCACCAGAAAACTTACGAATTAGACCCTGATCATCAAGACTCTTGAGAAGCGGGTTGTGGTGAAGCACCTCATCCGCAATAGAATCCGACTGATCAAAGAGGGTTGCTACAATTGCCTCTTCCAAATTAGCCATTTGTTATCCTTAAAATTTATGGATAACCCGGCCAGTTTAGAGCTAATCGCCCGTCATCCTGCGCCGCAGGTTATCCCGTATATCTTTTGTTTGTACGCTGGGAGTTCCGCTTCCTGCAGAGCCAGATATGGAGCGCGAGGCTGCTTTAGCTTTTTGAGCTACGGCCTGCTTTTGATCAACTACCGACTTTGCAACCATCGCATTACTGAGGTTGGAAAAGGTCGCGTTTCCGGCAATTACATAATTATAGGCGGTTTCCAGAACTTGTTCTGGCCCGCTATATTTGCCGGTCTGTGAAAGCGCCGCTACTATGGGGGCCATTTCTGCTTCTAACTGCGAAGCTGTTTCGGGGTCCCTAAACAGTGGTTTGCTCTTTATAAATGATTCTACAACTCGCTCATTGTAGTAGGCAACGGCTTTTTGTTCTTGCGCTTGGTGCGCGGCCTGTAGCTTTTCATCTGCAATGCGCTCCGCATCCTCACGAGTAAGGTAATCAACAGGCTGCTGGTTATATCCGTTATGCTCTGGTTGCTGAATCAGATCGTTGACTGACAAACCATACGCATTGAGCCATTCAACTGCCGTTGCGTAGGGGTCCTTCTGCATTGCACGATCCCAGGCGATACTTCGCCTAGCAACATCGCTAATGGTAATACCCTGCTTGGCGTAATCATCCTCGTACTGCTTGATGGCATCAAACACGCCACTAGTTTGCTTTTTAAGGTCCTCTACTTCCTGCACCCGGCGCTGGTAATCGCTACGGGTTTCGTAAGCTCTGCGGTTTAGGTACTGCTGCAAGACATGGGCATTGGCAGTGCTTGGGTTCAGGAACGCATCCTTTTCTGCCTTATTCATGTCAGCAGGTGGAACAAGCTGCACCACCTCGGCTGCAGGGGTTGCTGTAGCTTCTACGGACGTTTCTTTTGACGAAGCCTCCTCAGCTCCCTCTGGAACATCCATCTTGCCAGCTGCCGCTTGCTCATCTTCTGCCTTAAAATTCTGTTTTAAAGCACGTCCAAAACTAAGCGGCTCCTGAGTCCGTTCAGTAGTAACCTCAGTATTAGTGGTTTCGTCCTGGTTATTGTTTTCAGTGTTATCCATTTAGCCTATCCCTCACTTGGCTCATTACTCGTTTAACTAACTCACTTTGGCGGCGCTCCGATCCCTTTTGTGGATCGTAACCCCGATCATACGCATCCCCAATTTCTACCGCTCCTGCAGCTTTGTATGCCTCTCGCAGTTTAGCTTTGCTTGTGTATATTTCCTTTGGGTTTAGTGGATTGCGGGTCGGTTCCATCTCATCCTGGATGAACAAATCTCGCGCATTGGATTGTACCCGGCGCTGCACTTCCTCAATTGGAACAACCTTAAGTTGAATGGGGCACCATTGAAACAATTTATACTTACTCATAATCATCCATAGCTAACAGCAACAATATCATCCGTATTTGCTTTTGCTTCTTATCCGTAACCTGCGTATTGTCCAGCTTGCTGCGTAACGTTGTGGCAAACCGGGCTTTGTCCAAATTCTTTGGAAGCTTTACTTTTGCCTGGCGTTCAGACAGTATTTTTGCAGCTAGCTGTTCCTCGTATAAATCCTCTTCCCGTTTGTTTCGCCGCTTCCTATAAACGTCAAGAATGTCGGAAGTGTCAGTAACAACTACCGCACCACCATATTGCTTGGGGTTTAATAATAGAATTAAACTCATTGATACTTAATGATGTAGTTAACAACAAGGTAAGGAGGATTGGCCGTCCCTGTATCGCTTGGCGTGGTACTGCCGGATGTCATTGCAGCGTTACCATCAACACCCCCGGTAACTAATCCGATGCGCCCACTGATAGTTGGAGCGGTATAACTTGCAGCTGCAGTATCACCTTTCGGCGCTGTTGTAGTAACAGATCCGCCCCACGCACTGTAACCACTAGGCGAGTTTGTAACAGCTAAATCCGCGCCAGCACCTAACTCGTGATAATGCGCTGGTACGCTATGGGTATGGCTAGGAGATGTATGGGCATGGTCAATCAAACCGCCACTACCTGCTAACGTAGCGCCAGTACCACTAGCCGCTTTGCCAATTGGAAACCGTTGTCGCAAATCAGGCAGGCTAAAACTTGAGCCATCAACCGAGCCATAGGTTGTTCCCAAAATCGCAAACAACTTGGCATGTGTTGTACGGCTTAGGCTTGTTCCATCGCAGATATAAAACGATGCAGGTGCGGTATTGGAATACCACAACAAGCCAGCCCCTATTGGCAATTCACCGCCAAAAACTGGCATTAGGTGATCTCCGTCACGCGCATGCTACCTGTCGGCGAGCTATCCCAAATACCATCAATAGCACCCGTATAAACGGGAGTAGGCAATTCCAGCGTTTGGTTAGGTTGTAGCCGATAGGAAAAGCTAGTGCTGCTGGCTGTACTTCCGAGCTTCACATAGACCGCCTTATCGCAATCATTGTAAAGTACCGCTTGGCGACGCGAGGCGTTGGAAGCTAAAAGTACCGTGTTCGTAGCTGCCGATGTAACACTTGATACAGCACTGGATGAATACGTAGCAGTCGCTACCGACCAAGTGCCGCTTTGCGTCGCCGCTACAGTGCCATCAACGGTAATGCTTCCCCCATTGTCTGACACTGGAATAGCAGTGCTAAACGGATTGGCTTGAGAGGCCAAAGTTACGCTTGGAAGCGTCAGTACATCAACGTCGCCAATGTTATTAGTTCCGGCAGGTAAAGCTGCGGAAATAGTTACCGCGCCAGTATTACATGCAGTAACTTTTGTGTTTAGTGTTGCCAGTGTTATTTCTGTAGCTGCTCCTGTTGGAAGCGAAACAGTCCCAGAAATGTTTGTGATGTTCCAAGTACCCGATTGCGTAGCAGCAACAGAACCATCAACAGTTAAACTGCCTCCATTATCGGTTACAGGAACGCCAGTTTGATTAGATGCAATAGCAACTGGCAAACTATTGGCCATTGTTGTTTGACCAACAATGCCCGTGATGTCACCAATTGCAGTGGTTAATGAACCTGACGGATTAACTTTAACGTTGTAGTAGGTGCCACCGCCAGTGCTTGCGCGTCCAGCAATGACTGCTCGCGTTAAATTGGCACTACTAAAATCGGTTAATGTTTCGGTTATGGGATTGTAGTCTGACGTTGTGCCTGCCGCCCAACACGCACTTGTCATTGTCAGGTTGGTAGCACCACCGCCGCTTTTTACGCATTCCAACTTCATTCCCAAGTTGGGGGTTTGAATGGATGGCAACAACTGGCTATTAGGGATGCGAAGGGTATGGAACAAAATCCACTTTCCATCCGGTGAAAACACTTCGTACACAATAGGCGCAGATCCAAGCCAAGCAAACCTAATGCGGAACAAGTTTGAGTACGCAAGGTTTATGGCTTCTGGAATCCCATCTCGCGTAAAGATGGATCCACTATTGCCATCAAGCAAATCTCCATTCCAACTAGCGCGAGCAACAAACGTATTTGCGGCTCCGGTACGAAGGCTGATACCAAAAGAAGTTCCCTCCCACCCAATATAGAAACCATTGTTGGTATCGTAAATACCAATACGCTGAAACGAGTTAGCTATGCCGCTAGTGAACGAAGCAGTAAAATAAGCATATTCTTCATGCGCTGGACGATACGCGCATTGATAAACAGTAGTGGCTCTACTAGATCCATTAGTGTTTGTACCTGTTTGAAATAAAGCATGACCACCTGAAATGGTTGCAGTTCCGCCAGAAGTAGTGGCAGTCGTGATCAGATCGGTATCAAAAGAATCAAAGAAACTAATTTCTATTTCATTGTTACGGCGTCCTGTAACACCAACACCAAGTATGTCTGCGTTAATAATGTTGTTAATATTGATACCGCTAGCAAGTTCATTCTTAACCGCAGTAAGTGTTGTTTCAGTAGCAAAATCTGGAACGGTTAAATCTTCTGTACCAGCCCCACCGTAATCAATAGCAACAACTTGAACCTGCTCGCCTGCCTTATCAACAGTACGAACCGGGATATCAGTGTTAACGCTACTGGGAGAATTGGAAACCGTTACATTGTCCGTCACGGCTAGCTTTCCTCATCCATATCGTTCATCTCAATGCTGGGATTGCCCAACTCATCCATTGTTACGCGCCCAACACGTTTAGCACGCTTTGGAATAACGTTGTTAATGACTATTGGTGTTGCTGCAGTAGTGGCTTGCGGTTGTGACATAGTACGAATGGTGTCCATAGAAACGCGCAATCGCTCAATCTCATTCTCTGCGGAAAGGCGCCGCTCCTCCATCAGCTTTTCCGACTCGCTCATCCGAATCCGCATCTGCTCAAGCTCTAGCTTTTGCAGATCCAAAATCTGGCTCATGCGGTTAGCTTCCATCTGAATGTTATGCTTGGCCTGTTCCGATTCAGTCATTGCCTGAATCTTAAGAACGTCAGCCTGTACATTGCTTCCC